TCGTCAAAGTCGGAACCGCGTGCTACTTTGGCACGGGCACGTCGGCCTTTCGTGGTAACTTCGAGTTCGCTACCTGGGACGGCAGCTTGCACCCTGAGCATCCGCGCTCTAAGCATGCTGGCGATAGGTTGTGACCTCAACAGGTCACCCATCCCCTTACGGTTCAGTATGACTTCACCGCCACCACCGGGTATTTTGCTACTACCCACGGTCTTTCTCGCGTTGCAGGTTCACCACAACACCAGGGTTCCAAGACCCTAGACCTTCTTTCCACTCAAACGCTTCACCATCAATCTCATAAGTTTTGCCACGGATGGTGAAAGTATCGTCGTCTTGAACGTCAGTGTCAGCAGGCAAGTAAATAGTCAAACCGTCAGTGATAACGATTTGGTCAGCGTCGAAGTTGGTACCGGACACACGCACTGAGACATACGCTTGAAGCGTAGCAGTGGTGGTAGTGTAGACCGGTTGGCCGTAACTATCGGTAGAGGTCGAACTTCGTCGGGTTCGGGTAATAGACTCCATAGTTACCGTTTCCAAATGTCGATGCTGAGCGGAAAGTCTTTTCTCGGTAGTAGTCAGCTACCTCTTTGTCGGACGGACTCATCAAAACCTGCCGTCCAACCGCCCAGTTCGCATAGCTTTGACTGAACGGGCCGACTGTTTGTTGTTGCACACCAGCAGCTGCATCTTCAGGGATGAGCAAGGTGCGAACCACCATACCAGCTACCACAGCCACCACATCATCAGGGATGGTGGCCGAACCGTGGTCGTAATCCACAATCACCGGTGAATAAGTGCCAAGTTCGTAGATTGACTGGTGGCCGTCATATGTGTAATCAATCTCAGTGCCGTCAATATCGGTGACTGAGTTGATTTCGATGACTGGTCGTTGAACGAGACGAACAACTCCGTCGCGTGGGAACAACCGGACTACTGAGCTGTCCACTTCAAACTTTTGAATAGCTCGTTGCACAAACATCGCAGAGGCATCGCTGAGCCACGCCGTAGCCTGCGAGGTTTCCCCTGCTGTGAGTGAGCGACCTAGTCGCGCTTCAACGTCGGCAGTTGTAGCTAATGCCATGTGACCTGTACACCTAACTATTCATGAGGGTGGTGAGGGCCGACTTGTTCAGCCGACCCCCACCTTCAAGGGATACCTGCTTAGGCAGATACGTATTTGACGACAGCCTCAGACTTGATGACCTTGGCTCCGTACACGTTCAAGCCACGGACAATATCCGAGAACTTCGTAGGGTTACGGAGGGACTCAAGCGACTGCACCTGGTTGATGAATGCAACCATGGACTCGTGGTAACCAACCATCGCCGGGGTTCCGCTGCTCTCAAGCAGTGGCGACTCCAAAACGGTGAAGCCGTAGAGACGACCAACCACTCCGTTGCGGAGTTCAGAGTCGGTACCAGCTGTCGAAGCGTCGTCCAATCCCTGGATGAGCAGGTCGGTCATGTCGGGGTTGATGACCAGGTAACGACCACCTGCAGGAACCTTGGCGAGAGCCATGGACTTGCGGATGTCGCGGACAGCGGCCTTAGCCTCGTCAGCAGTGTCCACCACTACCGAACCAGTGTTAGCGTTGGTAGCTCCGGTAACCATCAGGTCAACGAGGTAGTTTTCTGCGTCCTCGGCCAGGGCACGACCAGCAGAGTCAACCCACGGAGCGAACTCCGAAGATGCCTGCACACGGTCGACGTCGTCAACGTTCACAGAGAACGCCTTCTCCTGGTCGATGGTGAGGAGAACCTCAGTGTCGTTGAGTGCCTCAGCTGAGATGGTACGTCCAGCAGCTGCGTAGTCAACGATGGTCGGAGTGGTGGCGTTGATGACGTGCACCTGTGAGCCACGCACCACGTCGCCTGTGAAGGCGTTGTTCAAGGTGGGGATAACCACCTGGTTGGAGATGAACGACTGGGTAACCCCAGCAGCCCACACCTCGGGAATAAAGTTGTCGATAGCCAAAGCTATCTCCTTTCGTCTATAGTTTGCCCATCAGCATATCCAGACGGCCGTCTTTACGGGCCTTCAAGATTTCATCAGGGGACATGTTAGCTAGCTCATCACGCGAACGAATAATCGCCTGCGAGCTAGTTACACCTCTTGCACCTTGACCCAAGTCGGGTTTCGGTGCTTCAGCTTGTGTGCTATGAGCTTCCACCCATGTCGCAATAGCCTCGCTGTCTATGTCGCCACCATCATCGATGAAACTGCTTTTGTTGAACTCAAGGACGGAATCACCAGCAAGGTGACGACCCTTCAATGCGTTCTTCAGTTCAGCTTCGACGAGTTTCTCGGCGAACTCTAGGCGAACGGCCTTTTTGGTTTCCTCTTGGGTTTTGGCGACCAAGCGTTCCTGCTCAGTGAGTTGTGACTGTCGGTATTCATCCAGCTCCTTATTAGCTTGAGAATAAGACTTTTTCAGCTCCTTCAGCTCAGCTCGCTGTTTAGCCAAAGTCTTGACCAAGGGGTGGTCATCGGGCAGTTCAAGGTGGTCAGGCTGTTCAACCGGTTCGGTCTCCTCAGCTTCCACCTCAGTGTTTTCAGTTGTGGTTGTTTCGTCTTGCGACATTGGTGTACCTCTCCATCTCGGATTAGGAAAGCCCGTCTCGGGCAAATCCGCGTTTTATAGCGGAAACTTAGTTACAGCTGGTCAGCCATCCACTCAGCAATGGGGATTTGGACTTCGACCCCGTCACGTTCAACGATAATAAGCGGTTGGAAGTCGTCCATGCGGTCTTGAAGTGTACTCATCATTCACCTGCTTTCAAAAGGGTAAGTTCAATGTCCACTAAGAACCTTTCATCCGGTATAATCGTAACCTTATCAATACGCATCCTAGTACCTGGGCCAAACAATATCTCTTTTTCACCCTCAAAAGCAAGTTGGGTGCCGAACGCTTCGTCCATCCCTTCAAGGTCCAAAGCTGGCGTACCCTCAGGCGCGTTTATTTTCATCCTCACCTGGGCACCAGTGGCGACGTTACCCTGTAGCGAAGAAGTAGACATAAAACCCGGTTCGACAAAAGTCTGACCTTCCAACTTTTTTAACATGTCGGGAGCGTCCTTGAAGCCGACGTCTCCCAATCCAAACGCATCCTTACCAACGTTACGGTAAACCACCGTGTCTTGCGTCAACTTGGCCTGCTCGAACGCAGTTTCAAGTTTATTGACGTCGTCCACCAAATCCTCGCCGTACGAGCCAGAGCGTCGCCCACCACGCAAGTACTCGTTCATAGGCAAGAAACCGTTGCCAGTGTAACGTTTGAGCGCATTTCTCTGGAACTTGTTTAGTCTCTCCACAACCACAGTATACGGTGTTTGGACAGGCCCAGCGTACAAATCTTCACCCAAAGTCAAATCCGGTGTTGGCAACACCAAATCCTCACCCAAATCAGCAAGCTTAGCGGTGTTGTGCTTCTTCCACGTCAACACCGGCCCCATCTCACCATGGTCCTCAACCATGATGTTACGGTAATCAATCGACCTAGCGGAACGGTCGTACTCACCAAACCTGGCCTCAACCGCCTCATGTGTCGCATCTAGACGTTGCTGGTCAATAATCTGCCCTGGGTCATCAGTCCCATACAACGGCATCTCACCGCAGTCACACCCAGGGTGAATCGGCAATAAATCGCCTTTATGGTACCGTTGCGTTGAAGCCACATAACACAAAGCACAGTTCTCACTGCCAGTCAACGTGCGGATGTAACCAACAATGTTTTGGTTCGCTTGCCGTACCCGGTACCCAACTTGGCGTTTAGCCAGTTGTACCTCAGTTTGAGCCAACTGGTTCGCACGACGAGCACCAGCCTGAATAGCATCAGTCATTGGCGCACCACTAGCCAAACCACGACGCATGTCCACGAACGGACGTCTAAACAAAGTCTCACTAGTGATGTTGTTGCGTAAAGTCTTAGTGGCCAAATCTGAAGCAGCAATCACGGGTCGGTTGAACGGCTGACCAGTCAAACGGGCGATGTTTTGGTAAAACGCGATAGTCGCCTGGGTAGCCTGTTTCTTAGCACCACCCAACACCGGGTTCAACTGTTGCACGTAACGCAACACGTCATCGTCACGCCACGACCCTAACGTGGAAAACAAACCACCAGCCACCCTACCGGTGTTCCGAATCAACGGAGTGGTGAGATTCCCACTGGCCAAAGCCAAATCCGTGCGGATAGTCATGTTACTGTCCTGGCGGTGGTGTCTGTTCCTCACCCATGAAGACGGCCTGAGCAATCAACGACTCGCTAGCCTTCTCAGCTTCCATCTCCTCGATTTCAGCAGGGGAGAACTGAGCAATCAACGACATGCGAGACCTGAACGGCACATCAGCGAACTTCACGTTAGCGTCGGCACGTTCAGCCAACGAGTACCGTTCAGCTGGTTTCCACAGAGGCTCAAGGTCAAGCAAACTGGCACGCACATCGTCGCCCATCCACCTGAAAATGAGGCTCATCACCTTAGACCACCCAGCAGACGCACGGGCGATACGGTCCTCAGCTTTGAACACCAAACCTTCACGCGCTAACTGGGCACCCTCAGCGGAACCGTTCACACCCTCAGGAATGAAATAGTGCATCGGCGTGCGAGTCACAGCAGCGAAATCCTGAATGTCAGCACGAACAGCCTGCAAAATACCAGTGATTTCAGCTTGAGCTAACTCTTCAACGTCAGCGTTCTCAGGAATCATCCACAGGGAACCGGCAGACGACTCAAAAATACCGTTGTAGTCAATCTCGTTCCCGTCAGCGTCGTGAGTCGGGAAATCACCCTTCAGCACTCGTTGACGGAACGCCTGCGTGGTGGCGATAATCAGACGTTGCAGAATCATGTGGTTCACACGGTCGATGATGTCGATGTACGGTTCGTACTCGCCACGCTCATCAGCGTTAGTGAACTTCACCACCGGCACTTCACCTAAGGTGTTGGTCATCTCCATCGACAACATATAACCTTCAGGGTCGAACATGTTGTCGTCAGCGTCCTTCACGAACACCTGAATCAAGTCGGGCCGGTAGCAGTACAAATAGTTTGTACCACCCTCAGAGAACACCTTGATAGCTTCAACCACCACGTGTGGCATAGTCGGGTCGGTGTACGCACAAACCTGGCGTGGGTCTTCAATC